GGGGAAACTGTCAATAAATAAAAGTTCCATCCGGGCGTTTAGGCTCATGTCTTATTGTCCATCTGTCCTAACACGAAGTCAGATCCAGCATTTTCGTTAATCTTCTGGGTAGTCTTAATAATGGCGTTGGAATTAACAATAGGCGCGGCCGGGTCAAGATCCCACTTTGCCTGCTTGAGAACTTTAATCAAAGCAAGGTAAGAAGACATCGCGGAACCAGCACCAGTCGTGAAACTTAACTCGCCCACCTTACGAGTTTCTGAAGCATCATCCGCTGTTCGAGAGATTAAAATTTGAACCGCCGCAATCGCGCTCGTGTATCCGTCCTCGTGAATCGTTATCAGGTAGTCGATCTCCTCGTCCTGGAACAAGGCATCCGCCGACACCGTGTCGTGAATAAGGAACCGTACGAGATCCCGTACGGAATCACCGGGATCACCAGAATAGTTAAACGCCATTACTTGCCTCCAAAGTTTGTTAAAAAAAACGAGAGGGGTGGTAGGGATCACCTACCGACCCCCCTCGCTTAGGGTTTAGCGATTACGAGGCTGCCATAATTCCTACCGCGTCAAGTGCGGCAAGGATCGCCACAATCGCAGTTCGGGATTCAGCATCCTGCGTTGCGCCACCTGTCGGAGCAGCAATAACACTGACAGGATCACCAAGGTCGATTGTTCCCGATGCGGTTACATCAACAACGGTAATATCGTCCAAGGTTGTTGCGCCAGATACGGAGAGCACCTCTGTGGTCAGTTGACCAACGAGTGCCTCTCCTGTGGTTAGTCGGTTCGGCATATTTATCTCCTTAGACTAAGCAACACAAGTGTTGAAGAAGTATCCCAAGTCAGCGCCAACAATCTTGTTATCGAAAGCAAGTTCCGCTTCGATACGAGTTGCCCGCAAGGACTCCAGACGGAAGGAAGAAGTACCAATCGTTGCACCAAGGCCACCCGAAACACCAGTCCACTGGAAAGTGTAGCCAGCGGAAGGAGTCAAGAGACCGGGAGCAGGAGCAACGTGGCAAAGCATTGCAGTCTTGCCAGTGGTGAACGCGTAAGCGCCAGTAGCACCTTCAGCGTTCGTTGCCTTGATTGCCTTGGATACATAAACCTTGTCAACGTCAAACATGCGAGCAAGCATGTCTTCAGTGATGGTCTGTGAAGAGGTGTACTTGATCCGGTCAACCAGATCAGGGTGATTCTTCAGTTGACGGAACGCTTCGTATCCAAGAACCAACGTGTTGGCTTCAAGGCCAGTGACGCTAAGAATGGCAGACTTGCCAGTCTCAACATCTTCGATTGGGTCAGACGAGGTGTAATTGTCCCATTGACGGAACTGTCCACCACCGGGTGCTCCCGCAACACCAGCGACTGAGGTTCCCCAGACACCAGTGACCATGAAGTCAGCGGCCCATTGAATCTCACGACGGGTCAGCAAACGGTGAGTAACAAACTCTGCCGCTTCACGATCAACGTTGATAGGTGCATCCGCGTTGGCCCGAGTCTGGTCACCAATGTCCTTGTGAATCGCGAACACATCGGCGTAGTAAGACGCGGTGCTGATGTTGTAACCGGAACCCACGGACTCTGTTCCATCTGTGCGAACCTGTGCTTCGTCACGCAACCAGTCGTTCTTGTCGTATGAGAAGTACTTGTCGCTCTGCTTGTCTACCGGCACGACAGGGAAGACCTTGTCGGCGATAAAGTTTTCTGCTTTTTGCATGTACGCAACTGACATGTTCGTCAGGATTGCGTCTACATGCACTGATGCTGAAGTTGGCTGTGGCATTTTCTATATTACCTTTCTTATTGACCGCGAGCGGCGGAAGCGCAGTTGATGACTGCTGATGTGATTGTTGAGGTTGCGGCTGTTTCTAGGAAAGTTCCAACAACATATGCGGTAGCACCCGTGCTACCTTCAGCGAGAGTCACTGCTAATGCACTGGCGTTCGAGTAGAGTGAAGTACCAGCAGCGGCTGTGCCACCTGCTTGAACTTTCGTCCCACCAACAATGCAAACCTGAGCGGCTTGATTCTCGGCTGGGGCGTTTTGAAGAACACCAATCGGACGGTCAGTTGCACCGTCGCAAAGAATTACATCTCCCGTGACCGCTTCTACCTTGACGAACTTGTACTGTGCGCCGGTGAGGTCTTCTCCTGCGTTGAATGTTGTAGCAACTGCTGAGTTACTGAAATCAAAAGCCATTTTCAGGCACCTTTCTCTGTGAGGTAATCGTTGTAGAGTGCAGGGTTAGTGGTTGCGACCAAGGCGTAGCCCTGCTCAATCGTTGCTGCTGTTCCATCCGCCACCGCTGCTTTGGCGAGTGAAGTCATTTTGTCAATAGCGTCGCCCTTAACAGTGAAGCCTTTACCGACCTCACTAAAGATGTCTGCCGATTCGTTCTGTGCGTCTGCTGCGAGCAGGGCATCAGTGACGCTCTTTGCGAGGTCGCTGTCCATGCCTTCGAGACGGCGGAGTGCTGGCCCAATTTTGTCTGCCTCAATGTTAAGGTGACCGAACGTGGACTTTGCTTTCAAAGTGGCTTCAGCGTCAGCGTGTAGTTCCCGCTCGTCGTGAAGTGCCTTCTCAGCAACAGCCTTCTCACGGAACATCTTGACAATGGCTCCGCGCATATTCTCAGGAGCAGACTTCGCCAGTTCAAGGGCTTCCTTGTCTAGGTCTTCCGCGCCTTCGATAACTTCTTCCTCTTCCGGGGCCATCTCTGGTGCGTCATCCATGTTTGACTCTAGTTCCGCAATGCGGGCTTCGAGTTCTGAAATGCGAGCCTGAGCAACCGCGAGGTCATCTTCAGCATCTTTCATCTCATCGTCGTACATAGCCTCAACAGATTCTTCGGCTTTTAGTTCTTCCACGACGTCCGTGGCTTGCTTCTCCATATTTTCCTCCATCGGTTCAGGCAGGTTTCTTGAAACGTCTGCCACGGTTTCAGGGCTAGCGGTTTTCATCACGAGCCAACCCTCGTGCAGGTGCGCGGGGTGATCTACGCCAGATGTTTCTTCGATAACAAGATCGGTCATCTTGGGTGCTTTTCTAGGCAACACAAACTCCTTAAGTCCGTAGTGCCATTATCGTACACCGAAAAGAGGTGCGTAGGAAAAAACCCCCGCCGGGAACCAAAAGGGGTTAAGGCTCAACCGACGGGGGGGTCTATGGGTGAAGGTTACACTATTCTATCCAATGAAAAGTCATCTTGGAAACTTTGAACCATTCTAGTGAAATCCAGCATGTTCCCTACCTTAATTGTTTGGTTGCTGCTTGGGTTAATGATTCGTCCACTGCGCCGCTCCCACCAAAGAATCTGCTTCCCGTAGATAGACGCTCTCATCATGGAACCGTTGCTTCTAATTACTGCACTCATAACGCATCGTCCCCTTCGTTGTCAGTATCCAATGCGATACACATTGGCCTGCACTCCTCGCCCACATTTGCGCCACAAGCAGCACACTTAACCCAGTGTAGCGAGTTCGCATATGTTGGTTGATTAACATTCATGATTCCTCCTCATTTCGTTGGCAAGGTCGGCACATTCCATGTCGGGATAATTGTGTCGGTGCGCTATCGAATCCACACTTAGGACATTTCATGATTCCTCCTCATTTTCGTAACCCATTGAAACGCGGCAGCCATGACAAAGGCTGTCTGTTAGTTGCGCCTCCGTGTCACACTCGGCACAGTTCGTGAGTCGAACGTAATCTTGCGCTCCATTCCACGCCATCACACGCCTCCTTCGATCCAGCCCGCGAAACCGATGAGGACCAAAAGCCCGCCCATCACAAGTGTCGTAACAAATACTCGGTAAGTGTTCAACATCCAACGCTCACCCTTCTCTGTTAAAATGATCTTGCTCATATCCGAACTTCCTCTCTGTCAACCGATACCCAACGATCTTTCTTTACCGAACGGAAAGTCACCCTCCAAGTTTCGGCGGCTTCTATTCCTCCGCCTGCCTCGATAAGGTAACCCATCCATTCGCGATCCATACCCTGACCTTCAGCCCAAGACAACCAAGGCTTCACCCAATGATCTGGAACGTCCACAGTGAATCGCACTTCTTTTTTGTCGAGGACTCCCAGAAGCCCATGCCCCAGAGTGGCGGTTGGTTCGGTGGTGAACCAAACAACATCTGGACCGTAGTGCGGAATTGTCAGGTGCAGATTTGATTCGGTGAGTTTCAAGAACCCAGCCTCTTCAATTATCGGAAGGTGGATAGCACTTGTGAAGTGGTAGAGGATCATGCCCTCGCCTCCTTCTTCTTGGCTTCGGCTAGTTCTCGCTGAACTTCTGCACGGCGGTTAGTGATAACTCCTACCGCGTGGCAGATAATTCCGTAAGCCTCACAAGTGGAGCAGAGGCAGTTGCCCTTGCCCCCAACCGGGTGAGTGCGATCTATGTAACGCAGAAGATCGTCAGCGGTGACGCTTGCGTATTTGGGGTCCATTGTTACACCACCCTCTCTGCGTGAACGATTGCGCCGCTCATTGTCGTGGTGTCGCCGTTCGCCCGAAGCATTGTCATGGCCTCAGCGATTGCTGCGATGTCATCTCTTGCAGTGACTATTAGGACAACCTCTTGAGTTTTTCCGTTCTTGAAACTAACGGTGTATGTGTAGTTCACCCCGTCAAATTCTTCCGAAAGAGTCTCGCGGATTCTTAATTCGATTTCCTCTTCTAAAGGAAAGCAGTCATCTCCGCCAATGTCTCTGATTAAGTACTCGCGGTCGATGTATCGTGCGCCGGAAGTGAAAACCAGCAGGCTGTAACTATCGTCTGTCCACTCAATGACTTCTACGTCATAGCCCAAAACCTTACCGTATTGGTGCGTGTAGCGAGTTGTAATGTGCTTTGGTTCTGTTAACATTTCGTACCCCTTTTTCTAGTTGGTCGATCTTCTTGGGATAATCGTAGCGCGACCCCCTAGACCCCCTACAAGCGGGGGGGGGGTTAAGAAAAAACCCCTTATTTTGGAGCATAAAAGAACCCCCGCCAGAATAAGCAAATCCTGACGGGGGGCGAGTGGCGAATAAGACTATCCGTTGTGACCCCTGCGATGGCGAGCAACGCTAGAACCAGAAACAGAATGCCCATACTTTATTAACGCACGGCTAATGAGCATGGAAGTATTCGACTCATCAGCCAACCACAAAACAAGTTCAGCAGCATCCTCATCGCTTAGTGTTTTTAACGCGATACAGGTAGCGCAACGCGGGCCACTACGCAAAGGATCTTCAGACAGCAATGCGTCTTGCAAACTACCCACGGTTACTTCTTCGCCGCTTTGAGTTGCTTTGCCCAACGGCGCTTCTGCCCGAGCGACTTTGCGAGACAAGGCAAAGGAAAGACCTGACCGTCTCGATCAGCCACAGCAGTGAAAGAAACGTGAATATGCTGAAAATGACCAAAGCCGCTTCCGCGCCAACGCCACCACGTTGAACGGTAGGTTCCGCTGGAGATTCTTCCTTCGTAAACAACATACTTCAGCCTCTTGCTTCCCGGTAGATCCGTAGCAGCATAAGCAATCAACTCGTCAGCAAGAACTTTCGCCTGCCTACCATTCCTCCACACTCCACGCTTGCCCATATTTTCGTCGATGTCAATCGCTCGAACAACGCCCTTAGAATTCGGATTATGATCCGACCTTCTTTTTTGGTGATCGGAATCGCCAATCCAACCGTCAGAGCGGCGGTCTCTCCCCGGAAACTTTTCATCTATCATACTGCGTAGCCTGACGCCACCGTCACACAACTTGGCCATGATTACTCTCCCTCAAAATTAGTCACGCGACCGTAGCGTGGATCTTTCGGGTTGATCTCGTTAATGATTACAGGGATCAAAGAAATGATCACCAGTGAAACAACAACAGGAATGTCCCAGTCAGTCACTACCTCGGCCACGTATGCGAGTGTGGTACCGATAGCGATTTTGAACATTGACCCAGTTCGGGTTCCGGCCATCCATTTAAGAAAGTTTTCTTCAAGATCCTTGACAGTCACAGTTTTCCTTTCGTTATGGTCTAGGATACCAGCATGAGCACCCCAAAGAAAACAACTGTAAGCACCAGCGAGCCGGAATCAGAACAGGAGTACCCCTTCCGGCATCCTTTAGACCGAGATGACCGTGGCCTAGAGGTTATGTGGGTTCAATCTAAACTGATGAAGGCAGGCTGCTACGAGGGAGACCTAGACGGAAGGTTCGACTACGAGGTGACTAAGGCAGTCAGGCAGTTCCAGTCCAACGCTGGCCTGATGATTACTGGTGTCGTGGATCGGAAAACATGGGCCGCGTTTGTTGCCCGTGAGAAGGATTAGCCTGCTTGGTGTGATATGCTTTCGCTTGTTGGTTCTTATCCCCTTTTGAACTCACACAGCAGAACCCTCACTACACCGGTGGGGGTTTTGTTTTTGGGCAAAAGAGGAACGCGGGCTAATGCTTCCCGTTTCATTAAGCCCGCGCTCGCAATAAAACTATCAGACAGGATTATTGGACAGTGAAGCGTGTAGAATACCGTGACGTTGAATGGGGCGAGGCCCTCTGCAAGAACGCTTCAACAAAAGAATACTACGACCTGGCGCCAAGCCAAGCCCCGAAAGTTTACCGTGACCTGCGTAAAATCTGTCAAGACTGCCCGATCCTCAACGAATGTTTCGCGTGGTCGGTCGCGCACGAAGAATACGGCTTCTGGGCTGGTATGCCGGAGCGTGAAAGATGGTCGGTTAGGAAGAAAATGAATATCAGGCTGGAAACCTTGACGGCCCACCCGCACCTTTAGTAACCTGCCTCGTTCAAGGACAATCCCCCACCGGGCACGTTCAGGGACACCATGCAAATGTCAAGTGTGAAATGCGGATTGCATGGTTACTTAAACGTGTTTATTGCCTGTTCAAAAATGTGTGTATTGCGTGGTCTTACATAATAGGTCGCTTATGCGAACACATATGTACGCTTTCACGTACGGATGCTTTGGCACATAACCATCCGTATGCGTCTTGTACTGCGCATTAACAGGGTTTATGCCCTGTCTGTGCGACTTTTGTAGGGGCTTGGTTGCGATTTTTGCGTTTGCCCCGAACTACTCCCCAAGATGCCATTCAATATGGTCATCAACTTTTCCCCGAACCTCGCGCACATCCGCCCGGATCTCATTCAAAGTATCCCGCACACTGTTCCCGCCGTTAGGCTTAAACTCTCGCTGCATCGAAGTGACTTGCGCTTTTACTATCCACAACAAACCACCAATCACGGCGGTTATGACCGCTGTCGCAACACTGACGAGTGCGACAATCTCGCTGGTGCTCATGGGACAATCGGTTCTTCCACTACAGGTGCAACGAAAACATCATTCTCGCTGTCATAAGTGAACCCGATACCCGCATACGTTCCACGAATGTTGCCGTTGTAGGAAGTACGCTTCCAAGTACCTTGTAGTCCGATGCCGTGAATGTATGTTTCGATCGCTGCATCTGATTCTGTAGCATCCAGATTGTCAGGGACAACGATTACTTCACGGACAATATTGTCTTCTATACGTGCTGCGTGTGCCATTGTGTTTCCTTTCGTAGATATGTTTAATTAGTCTATTGGGTAGCGGATGATTACGATGCCGGAGCCGCCTGCGCCGCCTAGACCGGGGGTGCCCCCGCCACCAGCACCGCCACCAGTGTTTGCTGTTCCGCTTGTTGCTGTCGTGTTAGTGCTAACACCCGCACCACCACCACCGGAGCCACCGGCACCGCCTGTGCCACCAAAAGCACCGCCACCGCCGCCCCCCGCCCTTGTTACTGAACTGCCAGTTATTGAAGATGATTCACCGGCACCACCGACACCGCCCACGGTTGCCGTTGCGTTTCCACCTGCTGCGTTAGCACCGCCACCGCCACCGGCTGGGAAATTTGCTGCCGCGCTTGCACTTTGCCCACCGTTGTTGCCTTGTCCCGACGTAGCAGTTCCTCCGAGGAACGGCCCTGCGCTGCTTATACCTGCACCGCCACCGCCGGAGCCTCCATCGAATCCTTTCGTAGTGTTATAGCCACCACCAGCACCGCCACCATCGCCATAAAATTGGTAAACGCGAGAGGCAACGCCTGTATAACCGTTTTCGTTAACTCCAACGCTGCCAAGACCACCGGCTCCGACGACTACTGTATGCGTACCCGTAATAAAGTAAGCGTTATTTAACGATAGATATCCACCTGCACCGCCGCCGCCGCCGGATCGGCTGCCACCACCGGCACCGCCGCCAACAACAAGAACGTCCACAAACCCTTGAGCATTCACCGTCAACGAACCACTCGAAGTAAACGAATGCACCTTATACGTCTTACCATTCACACCATTAGTGCCATCAGCGACATAAGTGGTTTCAGTACCGCCACTCGCTGCTACACCTGCTGCTGAACCACCAATAATGGTACGGACAATGACAATGCCGGAACCACCAGTGCCACCAGCACCTAAATAATATCCACCACCAGCACCGCCACCAGTATTTGCTGTTCCTGATACGCCATTAATTGACCCAACCGAGCCACCAGCGC